GCTCGTGGCATCATTCAGCATGGCGATATGATGTCGCTGTCCATTGCGGCCAATAAGGTAGTCCAGGAAGGAGCCGATGTGCTTCATGGTAAGATCCGTGAAGTGTCGTTGGTCTTTGCTGGAGCTAACCCGGAGGCGACTATTGATAATGTGATTCGTCATTCTGATGACGGTGACTCGTTTGAGGATCCGTCCTCGATCAGCGCCAATTTCCTGTGCGAGATCGAACAAGGTGACGAGTCTGGAGATCCTTCGGAGGTATTCTCTGAAGATTCTCTGAATGAAGTGCTTCACGCAGATGCAAATGTGGAGAAGCACAAGAAAGAGGATGAACCAGCTTCCGACGATTCTGCCAAACAAACCGCAAAATCCGAAGAAACTGATTTGGACAATTCCGATTCCGAATCGGATGACGAGGATCCTCAGAAGGTCTACGACAGTCTGAATGATAAGCAGAAGGCGCTTGTCGAAGGTCTTGTCGGTATGGCTCTGAATGAGGGTAAGACCACATCGGCCAAGACCGAGGGTGAACAATCCAATAAACAGCAAACCGTCGAACAGTCGGCGGATGAAGGAGATGAAATGAATATCTTCGAACACAATGCTACCGAAGGCACTACGTCTTTCGAGCACTCTGATGATTATCAGAGCTTTATGCATTCTGAAGGTGTGAAGGGTGTTACTGATTTCGCCCATGCTCAGGAGAACTTCTTCCGAGCTGCTCAGCGCGATCCGTCCGGCTCTCTTCAGAAGTTCGTGCTTCAGCATGCCCAGAATTACGGCATCAAGAACATCGACGTGTTCTTCCCGGATGCCCGCGCCGAGCGCACTGAGCCCGATCTGTACAAGCGCGACACCGAGTGGGTGGCCGGTCTTCTGAACGGCGTCCATAAGGTTCCGTGGACTCGCATCAAGTCCGCGTACGTTGATCTGACTCCGGATGAGGCTCGTGCTAAGGGCTTCACGCTTGATCGTAACAACAACCATCGCAAGTTCGATGAAATGATCACGGCGTACAAGCGTCAGACCACGCCGACCACCATCTACAAGAAGCAGAAGGTGGACCGTGATGACGTGCTCGACATCACTGAGTTCTCCGTGGTGAACTTCCTGATGCGTGAAATGCGTATCCAGCTCGATGAGGAAGTTGCTCGCGCAATCCTTATCGGTGACGGTCGTGACGTTTCCGCTGAGGATCACATCAACACCGAATGCATTCGTCCAATCGTTTCCGACGACGCTCTGTACGTGATGCATTCCGTGGGCAAGGCCGACGAAACCCAGACCGCTCTGGTTGACCGTATTCGTCAGTCCAAGGTCGGCTACATGGGTTCCGGCAATCTGACCGCATACGTTTCCCCGACCCTGCACGCCAGCTTCGCCGTGCAGCGTGATCAGATGGGTCGTCGTCTGTACGACTCCGATACCGCTCTGGCTTTCGAACTCGGCGTCCAGAAGATCGTTGAGGTTCCGCTGCTCGAGAACTTCAAGCTGGAGAACAAGAACACCCTTCAGGCCATCATCTTCGATCCTCGTGACATCACCGTCGGCACCGATCGTGGCGGCGATGTGACTTCGTTCGACAACTTCGACATCGATTACAACCAGTACAAGTACCTGATTGAGACTCGTATGTCCGCCGCTCTGACCAAGCCGAAGTCCGCGATCGTGATCGAGGCAGCCCCAAAAGCGTGACGCCTCCTGAATCGACTGACAAGAAGGTGACCGCCATCACGGTCACTCCTTCCACGCAGTCGATCGCCATTGGAGGCACTGCTCAGCTCAGGGCGACGATCACCCCGACCGATGCGACCAATCAAAATGTCAAGTGGTCTTCCAAGCAGGAGGCTATTGCTTCCGTATCGGAATCCGGTGTGGTGACCGGAAAGACCGCCGGCGTTGCCCACATCGTGGCTTCCGCTCAGGATGGCAGCAAGGTGACCGGTGAGGCTCAGATCACGGTTACCGCGCCGACGCTTGGAACCTTGACGGTTGGTGCCACACATGGAGCCGACGGATATTCGGTGACGGTGAGCCCCAATCCGGACTCAGGCAACCATCAGTATTATCGTGTGACCGCAGCGAACGCCGCTCCGACGATCACGTATGATCAGACGGTGACGACTTCCGAATGGACTGCGTTCTCCGCTGAACAGAAGATCACCGGCACTGAGGGCCAGGTCATCTCCGTGGTTGAACTGACCGCCGACGGCAAGGCTCGCAAGTACGGTAAGGCAGTGCTTCCCGCACAGTCCGCTTGATATAAGGGTGATTAATGGCCCGATTCGCTGGAGCAGTAGGATTCGCGGAACAGGTGAAGACGGCTCCCGGTGTATATCGAGATGAAATTGTCGAACGACAGTACACAGGCACTGTCATTCGCAATACCGTTCGTTGGAATACAGGGTCCGAGGTAAATGAACCGATGCGATTGGATCAATCGGTATCGATCATCTTAGACCCGTATTTCAATGATCATCTGCAAGCGTTGCGTTATGTGCGTTGGATGGGCGGATTGTGGAAAATCACGTCCGTTCAGATCCAGCGTCCCCGTGTCATATTGCAACTGGGAAGTGAGTATCATGAGCAGACCCCGTGAGGAGTTACAACAGATACTTGAGAACCTCATGAGTGAAGCTTATGAGGCACTTCCCGATGATGTTCGCAATGTGACACCGAATTTCTCGGGGCATGTGTATTTTCAGGCCCCGTCTAGAATCGAATATCCTGCAATCGTCTACGAACGGACGAGTGCCGATACACAGTTCGCTGATGACGCTCCATATATCTATGAGAAGCGTTACCAGGTGACTGTCATCGAAAAGGATCCCGATTCATCCATACCAGATCGAGTCGCGATGCTTCCGAAATGCCTTTTTGACAGGCATTACGTCGCTGAAAATCTGCATCACGACTCGTTTGTCATTTATTTCTGAAAGGAGTATCCCATGGCAGCTCTTGTTTGGGATAAGACCGGTGAACGTAAGTATGAGACCGGTGTCGATCGTGGCGTTCTGTTCGTCATGAAGGCGGATGGTACCGGTTACGATGCCGGTGTCGCTTGGAACGGTCTGACTGGCGTCACCGAATCGCCTTCCGGTGCCGAAGCGTCCGCTCAGTACGCCGACAACATCAAGTACCTGACTCTGACTTCCGCTGAAGAATTCGGCGCCACGATTGAGGCCTTCACTTATCCGCCGGAGTTCGCTCCGTGTGACGGCCAGGCCACTCCGGCTGAGGGCGTTACCGTTGGTCAGCAGGCTCGTCGCAAGTTCGGTTTCTCGTATCGAACCAAGATCGGCAACGACACCGCTGGCATCAATTACGGCTACAAGCTGCACCTGATCTATGGCGCCACCGCAGCCCCGTCCGAGCGCGAATACGCGACCGTTAATGATTCTCCGGAGGCCCAGACCCTGAGCTGGGAGATCAGCACCGATCCAGTCGAAGTCGGTGTCGATGGTGTGACCGCAACCGCTCAGGTCACCATCGATTCCACCAAGGTCGATAAGACCAAGCTCAAGGAGCTCGAAGACAAGCTGTACGGACGTGGCACTGGCAACACCTCTCCGACTCTGCCTTCGATCTCCGAAGTGATCAACATGTTCAAGACCACCCCCTCTGGTGGTAACGGTCACACTGCCTAATTGTCCGATTTCGCTGTCGACGAACCGAACGCGCTCACCCTGTCCTGAGTCGTTCAAAATAGGAAGTAATTCTTCCTGGCCACCTTTATGGTGGTCAGACTCTCTGGAAGATAACAACATTAGCCATAATTGATGCTACACGTTTTCTTGACCACCATCTTTCAGAGGGCCTGACCATTGTAACGGAAAGGAGTTATCATGTCTCTCAATGGTATCGATATCTCGAATTGGCAGGCCGGCATCAATCTTGCTGCTGTTCCCGCTGATTTCGTCATCGCAAAAGCCACTCAGGGGACCGGGTACGTATCCCCCGATTGTGCTCGACAGGTCGAACAGGCACGTCAGGTCGGAAAGCGCTTCGGCGTGTATCATTACGTCTCCGGTGGCAACGCCGTCGCCGAAGCTAATTACTTCGTCGATAATTGTGCTAATTGGATTGGCAAAGGTCTGTTCTGCATCGATTGGGAAATCGATGAGAATTTCGCTTGGGGCGATGAGGGGTATCTTGAACAAGTCGTCGCTCAGGTGAAGGCTCGTACGGGAATTCCTCCGCTCATTTACTCGTCGGCAGCTTATTATGCTCAGGTCGCTGCGGTCGCCAATCGTCAGAACTGTGGTCTGTGGATCGCGCAGTATGCGAATAATGTCCCTACCGGATATCAGGACGCTCCGTGGAATGAAGGCGCTTACGCTTGCGTCATTCGCCAGTATTCTAAAGTCGGTCGTCTTCCTGGTTATGGCGGCGATCTGGATCTCGATAAGTTCTACGGCGATGGAGCCACGTTCGACAAGTATGTGACCGGTGGCGGAAACGCTTCGAATGTTCCTCCTTCACAGCCAAGAGTGAGCTCGAGCATAATCATTCCTTACCTAACGCGAAGAACCTGACCAGGATAGATAAGATCAGGATCCGCCAAACCATTCAGATCACGAATGTGCTGCCAGCTAGTGCCATAACGAGCGGCAATGGCCGACAAACTGTCACCAGATTGAACCGTATAGTATTCAGCTGACGGCTGAGACGACCCTCCGGAAATATTCAGCACCTCACCCGGATAGATCAGATTCGGATTACCGGAATGGAAGCCGCTGATCTGAGACTGAGCGACACCGAGATCTCGCCAATGCTGTGATTCGTGGTGAATTCGGTGACGGCGATGCTCGCAAGCAGAAGCTCGGCGGTCGTTATGACGCCGTTCAGGCGTTGGTGAATCAGAAGCTCGCCGCTCCAGTATCCTCTGGTCAGACATATACCGTTCAGGCTGGAGACACGCTGTCCAGCATTGGAGCAGCTGCAACAAACCTTCCAGTGTTCTCGTCATACGAGGTATTGACTGGAGTGCTCAATATTGGCACATCAATCGTTTGTTGACGTTGATACGTCTTATCGATGTGGAAAATTCGAAGGGCGATAAACACAATCGTATGAGTGCCAAAGACAACAGAGCCGAACGCGCTCGTATCCTTGCGGAGAATCGTAAACATTTTAATACAAGAGGTTAGTCATGACGGGTATCAGGGTAGAGGTCAATGGCGACTTCAGTGGCCTTGATCGTTTTATCACTAACATCAAAGAGCAACGGTATCTCAAAGTACTGGATCGAATCGGACGTCGCGGCGTTGATGCTTTGTCCAATGCCACACCTGTTG